TTTTTTATGCTGGTTTCAATTTTTTATGCTGGTTTCAATTTTTTATGCTGGTTTCAATTTTTTATGCTGGTTTCAATTTTTATGCTGGTTTCAATTTTTTATGCTGGTTAAATTAATTCAAGTGTTTTTATAAAATTATTTATTTTTTCATTCAATTGGTTGTCTGTTTGTTTATTAATATCATATCTTGTTTTTAATTTATTTAATGTATTTCGAATACCGTTTGTTTTATTTTTAGAGTTCATCGTCGTAATATTTTTAGAACTAAAATACATCATTGTAAAAATCAAAAAGACAATCATAAAAACAATCATCCACGAATATATATTACTATTGTCGTATTTAGAATATTTCATTGCAATATTCAAAAATATTGGTATCAAACAACCAATGACTATAAATATAGATTCTATTACAGGTGTCCAATGTAACATAACGTCACTATATTTTTTCTGTAATTTTTCGTCTCCTATGTCTGTACCTTCATCATATGCTGTTAAAAATGTAAATAATCCTATTACAGCAGCACTTAATAAAGCAGCGCAAAAGTTAGAGAATGTATTACCAAGCATTGCTTTGGCACTATAAATAATATCAAATTTATCTCTTAAATTATCTATGTATTCGTGTGATTTATTATCGTCGCTTCTTATTTCTTTTGGAAGTTTTAAAGGACTACAATGAAAGTCTTTTAAAACTTTATATATATCCTTATAATTTTTATCTTTTGATAAATCGTCTTTGTGTCTTAATACTTGATCAATTACTTTTCTCCAATTATGTTCCGTCCATTCATTCATGATTAATAAATTATCTTCTATATTTTTTTTATGTTTTGAAAAACGTGTGTCGTTTGATAATGGGTCTAAAAATGAGTGAACAAATACATCATCTAATGCGTCGATTCCAATTTGCATACCGAAATTATCAATAAAACCAAATATAATAGACCCTATACCTATTAACATAATAACACCTATTTTTGAGAATTTTTTACCAGATAATTGTTTTGTCATTTGGTCTTTATCAAAGACAATGAAGTTTGAAACCAATAATATTACACCTACAATTAATAAATAAAGAATACCAATATATTTATCAAATGTTGTGTGTATATTATGAACAATTAAAGATGATGTATAAAATCCAATAAAAAGGGATATGATAATAAAAAATGGATATAAAAATGTTGTATTATTTGAAACATTACAATCTTTACAAACTAATTCATTAATTTGAAAAAGAGAATAACTCAAAATAAATAGTGTAATAATAATTACAATATAACTTGATGTATTTGAATATTTCATTATAATATTATTAAAGATATTGTATTATAATGATTATGGTTCTAGATTGGATAATCTTAGGGGGCGTTCTTTTTCTTTTTATTTCTATACCTACCTATTGTATATGTTATTTAAGAGCACAAGATTATGATGATTTGCCAGGTCAATAATTAAAAAAAAATTGAATGACTTATTGATATCATATACATATATCAAATATGAATAGCACTCAAAAATGTGGAATATGTAAAGAAGAAAAGGATATTGAAACTTTTATAAATACTAAAATGCGTGTTTTAAAAAATTGCAGTATGTGTCGCGAAAAACAAAGGAATTATTATAATAAAAACAAGGAATCAAGGTTAGAGTACGGCATAAAGAGAAATACTGAAAGAAAAGAAGAATTAAAAGAATATAATGCCCAATATTATAAAAAAAATAAGGACGTTATTCTTCCAAAACAAATTGAATATAATAAGAAAAAATATAATAAACCAAAACTTGTATTACGTCCTCAATTTGATGACAAAGTAGAGAAACAATCAGATAAATCTTCTTCTTGATTTGGAATCAAAATCACTTCTTCATATGTTACATGTGGTATACTATTTTTTTCACAAATAGTATTTAATATATATCTAGTAATCCATACTTCTTGGTATAATGTGTCCCGAGTTGTATAAATAGTATATTCATTTAATCTTGATCGTATATCAATACCAACGTATCTTGAGCATTCAATGAATATACTTGTTAGAATTGATATATCTATATTACATTTTTGTGTTAAAACTAAAGAATGTTGTGAAAACTGATCGATAAATTGTTTTATCGATTCTTCGCGATTTATTTCACATAATTCATAATCACCATGAACTAAATTATTCATATAATAAGTATCACACAACACCATAATATCTTGCTGATTTACAGTAAATGGATCTCGATATATAAAACACGGATTCAATCGAATAAATGTATGTTCTTCTTCAATATAATACAGCGGTATTTCTTCAATTGTTGTTGCTATTAACACAGTAAAATAGGATATATTTTCTTGAATATTTCCATATACATCCATCCATACATAAACAACTCGCTGTCCGCTTATTGGTATATCGCTTCTTGGCACATTGCTCAATTGCATATTGCTCATTTGCATATCGATCGTTTCCATATTATTTGTTGTAATATTTTTATTTTCATTCAATTCATTTCAATTTATTAAAAATTGAAATGATTGATAATTATACCAACTACATAATGGAGTCTCAACTTGCTATTTTGCCGTTGGATTACTATCCTTGTGATTTCGATGAAAGTTTTAAAGATAGTCTAGATGAATTTACTTCATTGCAGTTTAAAGATTTTGGTGTTAAATGTGGTTGTAATGGTAAGATATACTATAATAAATATACATTTAAGGCGCAACATATTAAAACTGCGAAACATAGTGAATATTTAAATAAGTTATCCGTTGATAAACCGAATTTAATTCAAACCATCAAAGAAAATCAAAAAACAATGAAATTATTAAAGGTTCAATTGGGTATGAGTGACCAAAAACTAACACAGAATTTAGAGAAAATAAAAGTTATGAATGTAAACATACAAACATTGATGGATGAAAATAAGGAGTTGAAAACACAATTGACTGATAGAGATGAATATATTCACGATATGCTATTGACAAATGAAAAAGAAAAAGAGTGTATTTTAGAAGAGAAACAAAAAATAGAATTGAAGAAAAAAAAATATGAAGAAAAAAATACCAAAGTAGAGACGATTTTGAAACATTTTATGGAGTTATATGATTATGAAGTTGATTAACTATATGACTTTTGTCTAGATTATATAATAATCCCATTTTGTTTTCCAATAAAAAATTAGATATATTTAAATCTTTATAGTAAACATCTGCAATGAGTTTTCCGTGTTTATCTTGACCAATAATTTCTAGCATTACGTCTTTATTTAAAATCATTTTTGTGAGAATTTTTTTTACTTTTAAACTAAATTGTTTTTTATTTTTAGATTTTATTTCAGGACAATTTATCCCATTTAATCTTATATTAAAACGATAAATAGGACTTTTACTCCAGAAATAAAAATTAGGAAGTTTGCTAGCAACAGTAATTGTATCACCATCATTTACTTTAATTACCCTACCTTTTTTTATTGGAGGAATATACCTTTCTATTTTATCATATTCTATTTTATCATATTCTACATCATTGTATTTTCTTGACATTATTTCGAACATATATATTATTCATTTTATTTTTTCATATATATTTTTTTGGATATCCAATACTTTTTTATTGGTTAGTTTTGTTTTACCCATTATTTTTTTAGTCATTAAAACATACATGTCTTTAAAGTATTCATCCATTTTTCTTTCTTTGTACCATTTCATTAATGTTTTCCTCAATTCATTCAGACTTATATCCATCATATATTGAATTTCTTCTTTATTGACTTGTTTCCATTCATTATCTTGAAACATATATGTATTTCGTTTTCTCTCATGAAAACATTTCAATGGTATTTCGTTTGATTTACTCCAATGTTCTAGGATTGTATCGATTATTATGTCGTCAATTTCTTTTTCAGTAAATTCTTCTAAACTCACATCAGCAAACGATTCTTCTATCCATTCCTTTATATCTATATATTGTTTATCTATTTGTTGTTTATTTGATTCTACTTTTTCTAATCTCTCTTCCAATAATTTATTCTTTTCCTTTAGTTCTATGATACATTGATAAAGTTCTTCCATTGTTATTGTATTTGTTTTTGACTTGCACTTTTCCCTATGTTTTTCGAATGAAGATATTCTAAAATACTTTTTATTACATTTGTCACAAACAAATGGATTTTCCATTATTATAGATAAATATATACTATTATATCAATTTATTATATGAGTATTTGTCCAGAACCTGAGAGAGATTGTATGTCTCCACCTATACGACCTCCACCCATTCGTTCTGATCAATGTAGTCACCCAGTATCGAAAACCAATCACGTTTACCAAAGTAGTTTATATACCATGAATTTAGGAGTTTTAAATGTAAATCCAATCACCCAAGAAAATAAGCGATGTAGTTTAAAATTATTTCCAAATCGTATGAGTGATCGTTTATATCCTTCCGTTGGATTGACACGAAATATAAGAAATAAACGAGCGTTGGGACCAGGACAAATTTCTGCCGGAGGCGTTGGTGTAGATATTAAACACGGTTCGTATCACCGTTATTTACAAATGAAAAAAGGGGGATTATTAACCAATAATATAAAAAATATTATCACTTGTAAATAATATATGATTTGTATGAAAATATTTGTAAACAAACAACCCCCCAAAAATGTCTTATCTACAACTCAAAATTCTAATGGAATCACAAAGTTAAAGATGTCGTTTAGTAATCCAGGAAAAAGTTGTAGAAGTTGTTCTGGCAAATAATTAGTCATTGTATAATATAATGAGACCTTATGTAGAAAATCATCATATTATACCAAAAGATACCCCTATTGAAAAAAAAACTATAAAAAATAGTATTCAGATTGACTCAAAGTTTCGATCTAATTACGATTATACAACCGCCAGTAATTTCTCTATATCTTTACCTTCTCCCCAAAAGAAAGTGGTTTCTATGAATTTGGTGTGTCCTTATATTCCATTCTCTAATTTCGCGATTCAGGAGAAAAAAGGAAATTCCAAATTTATGATTTTAGTTGATTCTGGCAATTTAGTAGATGGAGATACTTATATTAGTTATTTATGTCAACTTCCAGATGGAAATTACACAGTCGGTTCAAATTCTGATGCACCCAATGGAATTACGACTCATATGCAAAATAATTTAATTGTAAATGAAGGAAGTGTAGTATATCATAAAGATGGGGTATCTACATTTAATAATACTAGTGATTCTTTTATGGATTTATCCTATAATGTCTCACAAGCAACAGGGCGTTCTATATTTACAAATAACAATGGTTCTGTTGATTATATCGTTCATTTTATGGTGAATTCAGATGGAAATATTGACGAGACCATGAATTTTAAAGAATCATTAGGTTGGGAATTGGGTTTTAGAAAAAAAATATATAATATTGAAAATGGAGAAAATCTTACATCTGAAGGAATATGTTATATAGGAGGTAATCGCACTTTATATATTTCTGTTAATGATGGTCAAAAAAATATTTCAAATCATATGATTATTGGTTATAATGGAACAAGTATGGATTCAAACATTTTATATCAACTCAAAATGAATTATTATTTTATCACAGAAGGATTTTATTCTTCTTCAAATGATTATAGGAATTCTGAATGTATTAATAGTGGAAGAAATTATTTTGGACCTGTTGATATACACCGATTACATATTAAATTACTGGATGAATATGGAGATGAAGTATCATTAAATCATATGGATTGGTCTTTTACACTAATATTCGAAACAATGTATAATTAAATTCATTTGTTTCTATTCTTAATTATCTATATTTATGTATAATGGAAAACTTAAATTTAAATATAGAACACTATATCCTTAATGATTTAGAAAAAATATTTGGTCTTCCCTATGATTATACAAACTCAATATTAGACAAATATATTCTTAAATTTAGTAATTTAGTGAAAAATGCTGGATTAGAACCAGATAAAAAAAGAGATATTTTCCAATTTATTGAAAAGGCGAAAAATAAACTAAAAAAAGAGGGTTTTGAAGATCGTGAAACAAGTTATGGTTCTATTCCTGAAAACACAAGTGCCAATAGTCTTGGTCAATCTGTTAAAATCGATGAAACTGTAAATAAAAATATTTCCACAAAGACTATAAATATTGATACTCGTTTTCGTGACGATTATTATAATAGCGACTCTAATAATTTTACATTTAATTTTGATAATGATAAAACAAATAATGTAATAAGTATGTCTATCTCTAGTATTGATCTACCATTAACAAATTATACATTTTCAACAGAAAGAGAAAATACAACATTCTTAGTTATTGATTCTTCAGAACTGGTCATCGATACAGAGTATGATTGTACGTTTTATAAAATTCCAGACGGAAATTATATTATAGACACGGATACCAAAGTTGAATCATTTAATGATCTTACATTAAATATGAATAATAATCTCAATGTAACTACTGGTACAATCATTTATAAAGGCGAGAGTGAATTGACTACATTTACAGGTATTCAACAAACTACGCGCAGTCCAATTGATTTATCTTTCAATATTTTTATTCCTTCAAGTATATCTGCATTTTCTTCTACCAGTGGTAAAATAGTTCATTTTTTAACAGACAATGATGGAAATATAGATCCTACTATTAATTTACAGAAAACTTTGGGTTGGCAATTAGGTTTTAGAGATATTTCAGGATATAAAGTATTAGATGGCGGTATTGAAAAAATAGGTTTAGGAAATACTCCATGCGTCATTAGTGGAACACAATATTTATATATTTCTGTAGAAGATAATAAAAGTACAAAAAATACATTTGTGCCTAGATTTCCTAGTAATAATTATACACGATCAATTACGTGTGGAACTAAAAGTGTTGGAAACACAAATAATACAAATATTCTTACGCGTCTTAATATTTCTCCTAACGAAAAAAGTGTATTTAAAACGTTTAATATTGGTGGGGGTCAAAGTCAATTGAATCGTAAACGGTTATATGATGGTTTTTGTAATCTTGATACGAATATAAAAATAAAATTATTAGACGAATATGGAGATATTCTTTCATTAAATGGTGTTGATTGGTCTATGACTCTTGAATTGGAGTATTATGCTTAATCTTGTTATAAAACTCTTGTACCTTTTTATTAATTTTAATTTTTGATATATCTAGTTCATCAATAAATAGTCCATTTAAGTTTTTTACTCTTGATAATGCGACATATGTTTGTCCGCATTCAAATATATTTGAACCAATATTCATTCTTGCTTGATCAATAGATAAACCCTGAGATTTATGTATTGTGATTGCCCACGCGTGAATAAGTGGAAGTTGTTCTATAGATAGTCCTTCACAAGTATCGCTTTTCCATATTTGAGGTTTCATTACATGAACGATCCCTGAATGAAATTGGACCACAGGTAATCCGTCTTTTGTAAAATCTTTTATGTATCCTCTACTTCCATTTACAATACCTGGATGCCCTGATGATTCCATATTCATAATACACATAACTTGCGCTCCTTTTTTTGTCTTAAATTCATCTTCTGCTAATGTATTATTTTTCAGTGTGGATATATCAAAATCTTTATACCCTCCTTTTGTATCATTGATCACTTTCATTTTGAAAATTCTCTCTTCTTCATCTAATTTATTTATTTTCATTTTATTAATATGTTCTACTTTGAGTCTTGAAGAGTGTAATATTGTTGGTTCTATATTTTCTGGTAATTTAAGATTCACTCTCGATTCTAATAGATTTAAACTTTTTTTTGATAATTTTCCCACACGAATTTGATTTAACATTTTGATATAATCTAGGTCTGTTTGTCTGAATATTTTTTTTAATTCAATTGTTGTATCCATCACTTCATCCCATATTTCGCTTTCAAAACAATATTTAATATATTCTGAGTCTCTTGAGATTGGAGGTAATTGGTAGAAATCTCCTGAAAATATAACTTGAATTCCTCCAAAAGGTTTTTCACTTTTTTTTACATTTTTTCCTACTTCATGTAATGTCTCTAGAAATGTATCGGACATCATACTTACTTCATCTATGATTAAAACATCTACTTTATTCCACTTCTTTTTTTTATATTTATTTTTCACTACTTTATCTATATTATTATACATTGTTCCATTAGCGATTCCAAGACCAGACCAAGAATGAATCGTTTTTGCGTTACATTCTAATAGAATTGCTGCGCATCCTGTCATTGCTGTAACTTGAATATTTTTGTTTACTTTTTCTGCTTCTTCTACTATTTTTTTTATAATAAATGATTTTCCTGTTCCTCCTGGACCTGTAATAAATATATTCTTTCCACTTTTAAATTCATCTAGTACTTTCTGTTGTTCGATTGACAATTCCATTATTATTATTAATGATGGAATGATTTATATTTATCAATTTATTTTATATATGTATGATTTCTTTTATGTATAATTTATTTTATAATATTACTCTATCAATATAAATGTCATTTAACAAAGAGAGATATGGAGAGGTTTTTACGCCTTCGTTTTTAGTAGAAGATATAATGTCTATCATACCGTCACATTATTTTAGAAATGCAATGTTTAAATGGTTGGATGTAGGAGGAGGTGATGGTATTTTTTCAACCTATTTATATAACCGTTTATTTGAAGGATTAAAAGATAAAGTTTCAGATGAAGATGAAAGGCGAGAACATATACTTGAGAATATGATTTATATATCAGAGATTCAAGATGAACATCTATTGACTTTAAGAGAGAAAGGTTTTATCAATGTAATCTCTGGTAATTTTTTAGATTATAATCCAGGGTTTTCTTTTGATTTTATTATTGGTAATCCACCCTATCATGTTGAATCTGTGAAAAAGGTACCCACGAATTCTTGTAAAGATAAGAAAAAAGATGGTATTACTATATGGCCGTCTATTATTCGTCATTGTGATACAATGTTGCGTGATGGCGGACAAATTGTAATGATTATACCTTCAATCTGGATGAAACCAGATAAAGAAAAAATGTATGATTTTATTACAAAATATAAAATACATTCTTTATCTGCTATGACAAATCAGATGACTTTAAAAATATTTAAAACTGCTCAGACGCCAACTTGTTTTTTTAGAATAGAGAAAGTACCAAAACTATTAAAAAAATATCCTATACAGGTTTATCAACGAGATCTAAATAAATATATTTCGTATGTATTTCGTATTGGAGATCCACTACCCACATCGGGTTATTCTATAATATCAAAAATTCACAAACACGCAAGACAATATGGATCAATTCAAGTTGAAAAAACAAATATGCCACCTAAAGCAACTTTAATTTCTTCTAAAAAAAGTTTCATACATTGTTATAAGAATATTCGGACCGCCCATTTATCTGGAAATGATGTTGTTTTGGTCACTGACTATAGTGATCGTGTTTTAAAATATAATAATTTACCAAAGGTTATATTCCCTCATAAGATGTATGGTTTCCCTTTTTTAGATGAGTATGGGGAATATGGAATATCCAATCGGGATTCTTACGTCTATCTCTCTAACAATATAGACGAATTAAGATTAGTCTGTAATTTTTTTTCAACTGATTTCGCATTATATTTATTTGATTGTACTCGATATAGAATGAAATATCTAGAAAAATATATTTTTAATTTTATACCTAATTTATTTCGTCTCCCCGACTTTCCTAAAAAAATCACTACTGACTCTCTCTGTGATTATTTTGAAATTGATGAAAGAGAGATTATACCAAAAACAAAATATTCATTTCAATATAGGGTGTAATAACCAATTGATTTCACTTATTTTATTCCACTTTGTATGGAGTAAACCTAAGACACCCAGTGTAAATAATATTAACTTCGTATGTCCTGTTATATATACATGATTTTTATTTGGAAAAAACAATATAATTATTAAAATATATATTAATGTTTCAGTTAATTCCAATATTTTTTCATTTCTATTATTAATTATATTAATGTATTCGTCGTTGGCGTGAACTATTGGATATATTTCCTTTCTTAGCGTAGAAAAGAAATAAAATAATTTTAAAACAATAATAATTGATATTAATAATTCAACAACGTATTTCATATATAAATTGAAATATATAAATTGTTTATTTTCTTGATAATGAAGTTGACTATTGCTACCACGCGATATAATAATGATACGTGGGAACAACAGAACAGATGGAAATTCAATAATAATTTTACTGGTTCAATTTATGGTACCCCTCGTATGATTCAAAGTAAAATTTTAACAAATAGTATTGTTTGTGTAGTGGAAATGCATAATGATTTAAATAAAATTATTGGGTTTGGGTTGATACGCAATCAACCTGTTTTTGATAAAAAATATAAATTGTACGATTGGGGAAATTATAATC